GAAAAACAACGCATTGCGGCACAAAAAGAAATTGCCGGTATGCAAGTTGGCGCAAAGATCAAAACAGACAAAGAGAAGTTAAAAGCCAGTCAGCAATTAGAAGGCATGAAACTTGGCCACCAAATTGGCAATGCTCAAGCCCAGTTGAACCAGCAGCGTCAAAACGAGAAACTGCGCGTAGCCGCTGATCTCTATAAAGCCCAAAATCAAAACGAGAAACAGCAACCACCTTCAAAAAAGGAAGATAAATGAAAGAAAAAATCTTAGACCATCTGCTCAAACAAGTGGATGCGAAAGTGAGGAGCTTGGAAGAGTCCCTCGGTACAGGTGTGGCCAAAGACTACGCTGACTACCAAAAGACGTGCGGACAGATCACTGGTCTTCTGACTGTACGGCTCTACATGACAGACCTAAAAAAGAACTTGGAGAATTTTGATGAGTGAAATACTGATCGGCTCAAACCCCGATGATGTGAGTAACGCAACTGTTTTGCCCGAAACGGCAGAGGAAAAAGCCAAACAACTGCCTGTCCCACAAGGCTATCGCATGTTGGTAGGCATTCCAGACGCAGAAAAAACCTATGAAGGCGGCATTTTGAAAGCTGGATCAACATTGCACATGGAAGAAGTACTTTCAACCGTGTTTTTTGTGATCAAACAAGGCTCAGATTGCTACAAAGATGAAAAACGCTTTCCCAATGGCCCATGGTGCAAAGAAGGTGACTTCATTTTGGCTCGTCCAAACACGGGAACACGCCTAAAAATCCATGGTCAAGAGTTCCGATTGATCAATGACGACTCAGTTGAGGCCGTTGTTGAAGATCCTCGCGGCATCACCCGCGCTTAACAGGAGAAAGAATATGGCAACAAGCGATGCAGACGCTTTTTCTTTCCTCAATAGCGACGATGAGCTACCCGGGGATGGGAAAAAAAGCGCAGAAGACATAGAAATTCAAATTGTTGACGACACTCCAGAGGAAGATCGTGTCCATGCGACACCTTTGCCCAAGGAAATCGTCGATGAAATTGACAATGATGATCTAGAATCCTACTCAAAAGAGGCAAAACAGCGTCTTTTGCAGATGAAAAAGCTCATTAATGATGAACGTCGAGCAAAAGAACGTGCCGAACGTGAGGCAGCCGAGGCAACTCGTGTGGCTGGCGTGGTAATCAACGAAAACAAGAATTTGAAAGGCCGTTTATCTGATGGCGAGAAAGTTTTTGTGTCTACAGCCAAGGAAAAACTGGCTTCAGACCTAGACAAAGCTCGTCGTGAGTACAAAGAAGCCTATGATTCTGGCGATGCTGACCGACTTGTCGAAGCTCAGGAAAAGCTGACCGAGATTAAGTTCAAAGCACAAGAAATGGATCGTTATCGTCCCCAGTATGACGAAAACACTTTACAGACTCAAGATTTTGGTGTACAAACTACACCACAACAGTCTCAACCAGAACGTTTGGATGCAAAAACCCAAGCGTGGCTTGACAAAAACAAGTGGTACGGGACTGATGATGACATGAGCTTTCTTGCTATGGGCATTCATAAGCGTCTGGAAAGGGAAGGAGTCCCAGCGGGTTCCGACCACTACTGGTCAACGATTGATGCCGAGATGAGAAAACGCTTTCCCGACAAGTTCGGCGACGCAGAAACCAAAACTTCTGCCACAACTCGTAAATCCTCGGTGGTTGCACCAGCGACGAGATCTACGTCTTCAAAAAAGATCACTCTCAACACACGTCAACTTGAACTGGCTAAGAAATTCAAACTTACGCCGGAACAATACTACAACGAACTGGTAAAAACGGAGGCCCAAAATGGCTGAGAATCGCACACCCCGAGAAATTGAAACACGTCAACAATCACAACGACCCAAACAATGGGTTGAACCTGAGTTGTTGCCTGAACCAGACAAGGAACCGGGCTTCGCGTACCGCTGGGTCAGGACTTCAATATTGAACAACGTGGATCATCGCAACATCTCTTCCAAACGCAGAGAAGGCTTTGAACCAGTTCGTATTGAAGAACAGCCAAAGTTTTACATGATGACTGACCCCGATAGTCGTTTTAAAGACAACATCGAGATCGGTGGATTGTTGCTTTGTAAGATTCCTGAGGAGTTTGTTCAAGCTCGTTTTGACATGGAAAATCGTAAGACCCTTGCCAATGCGGAAGCTGTGGACAACAGTTTCTTGCGTCAGAGTGATACTCGGATGCCTCTCTTCCAAGAGCGGAAATCTACAGTGACCTTTGGCCAACGTTCTTAAACTTTTTGGAGATTTAAATGGCATATCCAACAGTCTCGGCCCCTTACGGCCTCAAGCCTGTTAACCTGATCGGTGGTCGCGTGTATGCGGGTTCTACTCGTATGTTCCCCATCGTGAACGGTTACAGCACTTCGTTGTTCAACGGTGACGTTGTTCAATTGGGCACCGGTGCTAACATCGGTTGCTTGGTCGCATCGACTCTTGCTTACAACGCTTCTAGCGCTGTGGCAGGTACCATCGGTGTGTTTGTCGGCGCTGAGTATTCAACTACCGGCGGCCCAATCTATGGCAAAAACCGCTATCAATTTTGGAACGCTTCCACAAGTGCTCCAGATGCAATCGGTTATGTTGTGGATGATCCTCAAGCTGTGTTCCAAACCGCTGTTGTGGTTAACCCAGCTGGTACAGGTGGTTCTACTACTATCCAGTACGCTAACCAAGCGTTTGTTGGCTCTAACGCCTACTACATTGGTAACGCCGCTGGTAACACTGGTAGCACTACCACAGGTGATTCATTGGCTGGCGTGGCAATCTCTGCCTCTGCTACTGTGTCTACACCTATTACCACTTCTGCAGCTTTCCGTATCGTCGGTATTGTTCCTGCTTCTGCTGTGACTGTTGCCGCTTCTGCTACCAGCTCAAGCACAACCATCACTTTGGCTTCTGCCAACAGCGCGATCACCCCCGGTATGGCAGTGTCTGGCCCCGGCATCAACCCCGGATCCAACACATACGTGACTGCAGTATCAGGCACTTCCGTGACCATCAACACCGCCGTGACTACTGCACAATCGACAGCAGTCAACTTCTCTTTCACTGGCTACCCCGAAGTGCTGGTGACTTGGAACGCTGGTTACCATGGTTATAACAACTACACCGGCGTTTAATTAAGGAGAACATAAATGGCTATTTCACGTGCACAGTTACTTAAAGAACTGCTCCCCGGTTTGAACGCATTGTTCGGTCTTGAGTATGGTCGCTACGGCGAAGAACACAAAGAGATCTACGAGATTGAAACCTCTGAACGTTCGTTCGAAGAAGAAACAAAACTGTCTGGTTTCTCTGCTGCTCCTGTCAAAAACGAAGGTCAAGCCATCGCTTATGACAACGGCCAAGAAGCATGGACAGCTCGTTATAACCACGAAACTATCGCTTTGGGCTTCAGCTTGACTGAAGAAGCTATCGAAGATAACTTGTATGACTCGTTGTCTGGTCGCTACACCAAAGCCTTGGCTCGTGCTATGGCTTACACCAAGCAAGTCAAAGCAGCTTCAGTTTTGAACAACGGTTTCAACAGCCAATTCACCTACGGTGACGGCCAACCTTTGTTCTCTTCTGCTCACCCGCTGATCTCTGGTGGCACCAACGCCAACACTCCATCTACCCCTGCCGACTTGAATGAAACAGCGTTGGAAAACGCCGTGATTCAAATCGCTGCTTGGACTGATGAACGTGGTCTGTTGATCGCTGCTAAACCCAAGAAGTTGATTGTTCCCCCAGCATTGCAGTTCGTTGCAACTCGTTTGCTCGAAACCAAATTGCGCGTTGGTACAAACAACAACGACATTAACGCTATCGAGAACAATGGTTCGATCCCTGAAGGTTATGTGATCAACCACTTCTTGACAGCTAACAATGCTTGGTTCTTGACAACTGACGTGCCTAACGGTTTGAAAATGTTCGTTCGTACACCTTTGCAAAACAGCATGGACGGCGACTTTGATACCGGTAACGTGCGTTACAAGTCTCGTGAACGTTACTCCTTCGGTGTCTCTGACCCCTTGGGTGCATACGCTTCTTATTAATCTTTGGATTAGTAAAAAATCAGGGGGCTTCGGCCCCCTTTTTTGTTGACAGCAACCAAAAATAGTGTATATTTAAAGTGTCTGGGATTTCACTTGTACCGGACTGGCCCAGCAGACGATGCAACGATTGGTACAAGTACTTTTGCATAAGGACTTTTGTCATGGCACGTTCCACCTTCTCCGGCCCAGTTCTTTCGGGCGATAACCGTTTTGGTCCAGTACGCAACGTCGGATACACCGACTTGGTTCAAACAGCTCTCTTGGATTTCTCAGTAACTTCTGCCGGCGCTAACTATGGCGGTGCCTCTGGTCAGTTTGTTGCTTCAAACGGTATCCCCAATAGCAACGCTGTGATCTACACACCCCAAAGCGGCGTGTTTAGCAACACAGGACCTACTGCTGCATCAGCTCCTACTGCGGACGCTACCAACACTGTGTATCGTGGCGTGGTGTTTTATCTCCCCTACAGCTCCAACATCACTGATGTAATCTTGGACGTTGGTACCATTCCAAAAGACAACGCTGGTACACCTGTTGCTGTTAGCGCAATCCAGCCTTACGTTTCAAATAACTTCGCAACATCTACTGGTGTGTACGCAACATTTGCGAACATCTCTAGCCCTGCTGCTCAACGTTACACTGGAACATATGTTGGTTCGCAATTAACAAACAGCAATGCAACATTGCAAGACTTCCAAAACTTGCAGCCCGGTCAAGAGCCAGCATGGTTCTCTCAAGTGGTTGTGACATTGAAGATGACTACAACTGCAGCTGGTTTGTCTTCTGGTCAAGTTGAAGTGACTATTCGCTACAACCCAAATGACATGAACATTGGTAATAGCACAACTTACCCATACGGTAACTTTGACTAATTAATCCCGGGGGGCTTTGGCCCCCTTTTTGAAATTCAAGGAGATTAATATGGCGCAAAGTCCAAATGGAATTCCAAGCACCAATAACTCGGTCAATTCGATCTCACGTCAAGCCAAATACGAACCATTTGACTTGCAAGTAGCTCGTGGTCAGATTTATGGGCATAGTGTTTTAAACATCTATGGCTATCAAGCATCGGTAGGTACATCATTTGTTCCTGTATGGGAAGGTAACACTTCTTATACTTACCCTTCATCTGCTGCTCAAATGCACCTTGTTAGTTCTGTTAACACTGGTGCTGATGCGACTGCGTTGATAACTATCAACGGTTTAGACGCAAACTACAACCAGATTTCTGAAACTATTAAGTTGAACGGTACAACGACTGTAACTACAGTCAAATCTTATTTACGTATCAATAGTATGGCAGTCACTAGCGGTGCTCCTACTGGAAACATCACGTTAAAAGATACGTCAGATACGAATTTGTACGCAGAAATTGCTGCTGGTAATGGACGTACCTTAATGGGTATTTACACTGTACCAGCAGGATATACGTTTTATTTGAGCCGTATTGATATCAATACCAGCCTGAATGCGAACCCAGCAGGTTATGCAACGTATCAAAACTATCAAATAAGTAGTTCAGGCGTTCCAACCGTTACTATTGTTGCTCCATTCACAAATAACTATCACACACAACGAGTGATGCCCAGGCTTGTTCCTGAGAAAACTGACATCCAATTGCAAGCAAAAGTTAGTACTGGTACTGCGGCCTTGACGGTTTCGCAAGAAGGTTACTTAATTTCCAACGGTAATTGATCATGGCTAAAAGTCCAGCATGGCAAAGGAAAGAAGGCAAGAATCCAAATGGCGGCTTGAACGCCAAAGGGCGAGCCTCCGCAAAGAAGGAGGGGATGAATTTAAAACCCCCTCAACCCGAAGGCGGCAAGCGTCGGGACTCTTTTTGCGCGAGGATGGAAGGGATGAAGAAGAAATTGACTTCGACCAAGACAGCCAAAGACCCAGACAGCCGGATTAACAAAAGCCTAAGGGCTTGGAATTGTTGATATGGAAATGCAGATCTGGAACGTTTTGTTGACAACATTCATCGGGTTGCTTGCTTGGAACCTGAAGGAAAAGTCATCAGAATTGAATCGTATTACTATCTTGCTGAATCGGACTCGGGAAGAAATTGCTCGTGACAATGTGACGCAAGCAGAGATGGACAAAATTGTTGCTCATATAGACAGCCGTTTTGACAAGCTCAACGACAAGCTGGATGCTTTTATTAGGGAGTCTCGCAGTGCCCTCTAAATCTAAAGCCCAGCATAACTTCATGGAAGCAATAGCTCATAATAAGGCTTTTGCTGAAAAGGTTCATGTTCCACAATCCGTGGGACGTGATTTCGCAGAAGCCGATAAAGGCAAACATTTCAAAAAAGGTGGAATTAACATGGCTACAAAAAAACGTAGTGTAAACCCAGCGATGGCAATGATGGCTGCCCGTGCCATGCCAACACCATCTGCTGCTCCCGCTGCTCAACCTCCAATGGCTCCTGCCATGGGTGGCATGAAGCATGGTGGACTCTCTAAAGAGCATCACAAACACTTGGCTCATCACCACTTGGAGATGGCTGAGCACCACATGCACATGCACAAGGGCACTCACAAAATGGCTCATGGTGGAAAAACAGAATCCACTACAGAACCACGTGGTCACTTCAAGGAAAAAGAGTCCATGGGTACTCGCAACATGAAGTCTGATGTTGAAAAAGGCTCTAACAAACTGGGTAAATTTGGTGAGTCTAAAGTTGAAAAACGTGGCCACACCGAAGATCGTGAACCCAAAATGAAGGGCAACACGATTGGTACTGGCGCTTTAGTCAACACCAAAAAACACGGTGGTCATATCAAGAAAATGGCTCATGGTGGCGCTACTTCTGGCCGTGCTGATGGCATTGCCCAACGTGGCCACACCAAAACCAAATATTGCTAATTAGGAGGCAATCATGTCACACGGACACAAAAAACATCACGAGCATATCCATCATTTCATGAAAGAGCATGATGGCCACCACGCACATGGCGGTCATTTGATGAAACATGAAGCTCACGAGAAACATCTCAAAGAGCATGATGGCGGTATGCACGGCCACAAACATCATCATGAGCATGTCGAAGCGATGTGCCACGGCGGTAAAGCAAAATGAGAGCAAGTCGTGGGATGGGTTCAATAAAACCCACGAAGATGCCAAAAGGGAAGGTTATCCATAGAAAAGATAACCCGAACGATGTCGAGGTTTACGCAGGTGGCGGTCACATTGGCTTGTATGCCAATATTCATGCCAAACAGCAACGTATCGCCCATGGTTCGGGTGAGAAAATGCGTAAACTCGGCAGCAAAGGAGCACCTACTCACGATGCTTTTGTCCAATCTGCTAAGACAAGGAAAAAGAAATGAACTTAATTGAACGTGTTTTAAAGCATGTCCGCAGCGTTGGCCATGCCACACAAGGCGCTGAGCATCAATTGCTGTTGGATTTTGCTCAATTTTTGAGCAGCGAAGCTCCTGTAATGGCGTTTCTCAAAACCAAAAACATTAAGATTGGTGGCGCAGAACACGCTGTTGTCAGCAAGTTTACTGCTGAAATTGCACCAGAAGTTCCCGTTGTTACTGCTCCAGTTGAGCCAGCCCCCGAAGTTGTTGTCGAAGCTACCCCAGCTTCAGCGACTGTGACGTTGGCGACCAATGAAGCAACCGTAACGGTGCAAGATGCAGCTCCAGCATCATCTGATCCACAAGCAGCATAATCATGTCTGAAAAATGGATTCAACACGCAATCAAAAAAGCTGGAGCACTTCGTGAAGCCTTGGGTGTTAAAGAGGGCAAAACGATACCAGCTAAGAAACTTGCTGCGGCTGCTCATAAACCGGGCAAGCTAGGACAACGTGCTCGTTTGGCTGAAACCCTGAAGAAAATGCACCACAAATGACAACTACTGGGACATCCGTATTTGACCTCAATATGAACGAACTCATCGAAGAGGCGTTTGAGCGGTGCGGTGTCGAGTTGCGAACTGGTTATGACTTTAGGACTGCCAAGCGGTCACTCAACCTCCTCACCGTTGAATGGGCTAATCGTGGTATTAACCTGTGGACGATTGAGGAGGGTCAGATTCCTATGAATACTGGCCAAATCACTTATCCTTTGCCGATTGATACGATTGACTTGTTGAGTCAAGTGATCCGAACTGGCACTTTGCAAAACCAGATCGACATCAACATCAGCCGTATCTCGGAAGACACATATTCGACTTTGCCCAACAAACTGGCGCAGGGTCGTCCCATTCAAGTCTGGATTAACCGTCAGTCGGGTCAAACTAACCCAACAGCCTACACTTTGGCAGGCAACGGCACAACGCCTGGCATCAGTGCTACAGACACCACCATCCAGCTCAATCAGTCAGATATGACTGGTTTGGCGGCCACAGGATACATCTCCATTGATGGAGAGATCATCTACTATCCAAACGTCAGCACAACGTCTCCACAGCTTTTGAATTGCTACCGTGGACAGGCTGGTACTACCGCTGCTTCCCATGCAGCCAACGCTGCGATTAGCGTGACCAATCTGCCTTGTATCAACGTCTGGCCAACACCCAATGCACCGGGCAGCCAATATACGTTTGTGTACTGGCGTTTGCGTCGTATGCAAGATGCGGGTAGTGGGGTTTCTACCAATGACATTCCATTCAGATTTATCAATGCGTTGGTGGCCGGCTTGTCCTACTACGTATCGCAAAAGGTTACTGGCATTGATCCAAACCGAATCATGGCCTTGAAGGCAGATTACATGGAGCAGTGGACCTTGGCTTCGGATGAAGATCGGGAGAAGGCTTCTGTTCGTTTTGTACCGAGGATGGGCTTTTACGCCGGTGGAGCTAGATAATGCCTAGCAAGTACTCATCTGGCAGATGGGCGATTGCCGAATGTGACCGCTGCGGCCAACGGTACTTGCTCAAAGAGCTAAAAAAAGAAATTATCAAGACTAAGCTGTTCAACATCAAGGTATGTCCTGAGTGTTGGGATCCAGATCATCCACAGCTGAGTCTTGGACTTTATCCGGTTAACGACCCGCAGGCGGTCAGAGAACCTAGACCAGACGTTAGCTACCAAGCTGGTGGCACATCTGGATTGTTTACGAATCCTTATGATCCAGTTGTAACCAACGTTGACAACCAAGGGTTTGTGAGTGACGGTAGCCGTCAAACGCAATGGGGATGGAACCCTGTGGGTGGAGCAAGTCATTTTGATCGCAAAATCACTTCCAATGATTTGCTTTTGGCAATTACAATCGGGTCAGTCACTGTGACCACAACTTAGGAGCTAGACATGGCTAAACACGACGACGTAAAAGAGGACAAGAAGTTGATCAAAAAGGCTTTCAGTATGCACGACAAACAGTTGCATGAAAACAAAAAGACCAACTTGTCTAAACTGAAAAAGGGTGGTGTAGCTGGCGTGGCTAGTGAATCCATGAAATCTGTTGGACGTAACATGGCACGTGCTAACAATCAGCACGGAGGCAAATGATGAAGACCCAGATCAAACCTACCAAAAAGAATAGCCCTGCTGTTCATACAGGTCATGCCAAAAATAACAAAGACGCTGATGCTTATGCAAAGCCTCATACCAACAAAGCAAAAAGCATTGATGGCAATGAAGTAATGGAGCATGGTGAATTTGCTCAATACAAAGCTGGAAAAAATGTCAACATTAAAGACCCAATTAAAAATGGTGTTGCTTATGGTGAAGCACAGCTTAAAACTGATGGTATTGAGATGCGTGGTGCAGGTGCTGCAACCAAAGGCCGCATGAGTCGTGGTCCAATGGCATAAAGGTTCAAGATGAACTACGTCCAGCTGTATCAAGCGATACAAGACTATGCGGAAACAACCGAAGCGACATTCGTTGCTAATATTCCTTTCTTCGTCATTGAAGCAGAAAATAGGATTTATAACTCGGTTCAGCTGGCCGTATTGCGTAAAAACGTACTTGGTAACTTAACACAGTACAACCAGTATTTGACGCTTCCATCGGATTGGAAATCGAGTTTTTCAGTTGCGATCATTGATTCATCTGGAAACTACAACTACATCTTGAATAAAGATGTGAACTACATTCGGGCTGCCTATCCAAGCCCAACCGCATATGGAATGCCGCAGCACTATGCTTTGTTTGGTAATTCCACGTCAACAACTAATACTTTGACTTTGATCATGGGTCCAACGCCAGATCAAGCCTATAGTGTTGAGCTGCATTACTTTTATTACCCAGCAACGATTGTCCAAGGGCAGATTACTACTGTTTCAATTGGATCTAGCGGTAGCTTGTATCAGCCGGGATATTACACAGAGGTTCCTGTGTCTTACAACTCTGGCAGCATTGGATCTGGAGCCAATGCAACTGCAACGGCGACAGTTAATAGTTCGGGTGCCGTGAGTGCTTTGACAATCACAAACGGTGGACAGTTTTACAACGTGGGCAATGTTTTGACAATCAGCAGTGCTTATTTGGGTGGAACGGGTTCTGGAGTGACATTTACAGTAACTGCTGTGTCTAACGCAGACGGCACAAGCTGGTTGGGTAATAACTATGATCCAGTTCTTTTCTATGGCGCAATGCGTGAAGCTGTGTTGTTCCAACGTCAAGAACAAGATGTGGTGAAATACTACGAAGACAAATACCAAGAGGCTCTTCAGCAGCTTAAACGTTTGGGCGATGGTTTGGATCGTGGCGATGCTTACCGAGATGGCCAGACAAAACTGAGAGTTAAATCATGATCGTTCAAACCAACTGCACATGTTTTCAGCAAAATCTGTTGAGTGGTTTGGAGAATTTCTCTTCTGGTACACCTTACACCTACAAGATTGCGCTGTACAACGCCAACGCAAACTTGGGAAGTTCTACTACCGCCTACACCTCAACCAACGAGGTTGTTGGAACGGGCTATACGGCTGGTGGACAGGCTTTGACAATCTCCGTGACCCCAACCAAGGACACGGTGAATAACATCACTTACATCTCGTTTAACAACGCTGTTTGGAACCCGGCATCGTTTACGGCGAGGGGTGCTCTTGTTTACAATGCAACGACAGGCGCAGCAGTATTTGTTTTGAACTTTGGTTCAGACAAAATATGCAACAGCTCGTTCACTGTTACTTTCCCAACTGCAAACTCATCCAGCGCAATTTTGACAATTGGCGGCAGCACAAACACTTAGGAGCTAACATGGCAAATGAAATTTCAAACTTTGGTGACCACGCTGTTGCCACAATGCAGGCCAAAGCCACCATCCCCGAGGGCATGGGCGTTGAAGGCTGGTACCACGT